GATCCGTCTCGCATGGTTGGCCCGATGACCGATCCGAATCCGGCGGCCATCATGATGGGCGGCTCGGCCACTGCCGGCCTGCCTTACGACCTGAACCTGACGACTGACGGCATTTACAAGGCCTCTCAGCTGCAGAAGACTCAGGCCCGGCCCGAGTACGGCACCTACGTCCTGGTCCGCGTGCTCCTGTAATCCAGGCGCACGAACATTACTAACAGTTGGTTTGGAGAATCCATGCCGCAGATCGTGATCACCCAGGGGCAAGCGTATGTCAAGGGCGACGGTCTGCGGTGCATGGCCAAACGCTCCGATGGCACAGGCCGCGTCTGCGACAAGCTTGTGGTCAAGAAGAACCCAGCAGGTGAGATCGCCGGAGCATTCCAATGCCCCGATCGCCGGTGTCGCCAGCATATCGAAGTCGAGACCAGACGATAACTGCGGTCTCTGACGCACATCTTTACAATCCGCCGGCCCACGTTGGACCAAACCGCCCTGAGGAGGGTATTTTCCACATGTCAAAGACCAAGGTCACTCCCGAACAATTCAAGGCAGAACTTGAACTGCAGGATCGGTTTGCGACAATCTTCCGCACGAACGGGTGGGACCCGGTCGCCGATAAGAATGTCGACATCAACGATGCCCTGGACATCCAGAACGCTGCCTTCATGATTCCGAAGGCGATGACGACCATCGTGCAGGAAGGCATCGAGCCGATGTTGATCGGCACCCACCTGCTTCAGAAGATCCAATACAAGCCCGGCATGATGACCGTATTCCCGGCCGTCGAGCCTCTGCGTGCAGAGGAAACCGGTGACGGCATGGATCTGCCGATCTACAACATCAACATTGGTGGTGCGCAGTCCTTCGGCGTGACCGTCAAGCGTCACGGCCTTCGCCTGAAGATCGCCAAGCGGTTCGTCGAGGAATCGGCCTATCCCTGGATCAACTTCTGGCTGCGTCTGGCCGGCAATGCTCTCGCGCGTCACAAGGAAGAGTACATCTTCGACTTCATCACGAAGCTCGGCACGTTGGTCTTCGACAACGACCCGACCTCCCGCCTGTCCAGCTCCCCGTTGCAGCCGATCAAGGGTGTCACGACCGGCCGTAACTACAAGGGTGTGCTGAACGGCTCCATGACAGTGGACGACGTGTTCGATATGTACGCGGCTGTGCTGCTCAACGGCTTCGTGCCCGACACTCTCCTGGTCCACCCGATGGCGTGGCTGATGTGGGTCAAGGATCCTGTCCTCCGTGAGTTTGCCATCCAGGCAGGCGGCGGCAGCTTCTTCGCCAACTTCACCGGCAACCCCGCTGTGCTTGGCAACAAGTTCTACAACAACGGCGGACTCGGCATCGGCCAAGGCCAGACCGGGCAGTACACCAACGGTCACCTCACCGGCGGCGAAGTGTCGCAGGCGACTTCTGGCAACTACCAGAACATGACGTCGGCCCCGATCCTGCCGAACTACCTCGGCATTCCTTTCCGGATCCTGGTCAGCCCGTTCGTGAACTTCGATCCCGAGCAGCGCACGACCGACATCATGATGTTCAACAGCCGCAACCTCGGTGCCCTGATTGTGGCTGAAGAGCCTCATGTCAAGAGCTGGGAAGACGGCCAGTACAACATCCAGAACATGTCGATCGAGGAGACCTACGGCTTCGGCATCCTCAACGAGGGCCAAGCCATCGCGGTCGCCCGCAACGTGAAGATCCGCCCGAACGAGTTCGTGATGCCCGCGCGCACCGTGTACAACCTGTCGGATTCGGACAGCACCTACACCGATCTGGGCACGGCGCCGATCTTCGATCCGGCCAACCCGCTCAACGTCAACGCCTAACCAACAGTCAGTTCTGTGCAACCATCGGGCGGCGGGCGACCGCCGCCCTTCGTGTAGTGACTTGCAACCGTTTCTTAGCGAGGCCCGATGTACACGAAATTCAATCGGCCTAGACACAAACACCCACCGTATGTAACCAAGGAGGATTTCATGGCAGCAATCGACGATCTTAACACAGCGGTCGCGGCGCTTCAGGCCGAGGATGTGCTGGTGCTGGCCGGACTTGCCAGTCTTCAAGCACAGGTCACCACGCTCAACACGACCATTGCCAACTCGCCGAACGTGGACCCCGCGATTGAGACCGCCGCGCAGGCGGTGCAGGCCGAGGTGGCCAAGTTCCAGGCCGCGCTTGCACCCGCAGCTCCCGCCGTTCCCGCGGCCAGCTAACCAAATCATGTCCAGGCGGAGGCCTTTAACTTCCGCCTGGCCAACCCTGAGTCTTTGGTAGATCTCCGCCTTTATCGACACTCGGAAGTGGAGATCCTATGTCCAGTCTGATCGTGATGCCCGGCAGCGAAGAGTTCAAGAAAACGCTGGCCTCGATAGCAAAGGCGCCGAGCCGCCGAAAGCTTGTACAACCTGTCGACCTCGTAGGTCACACCTTGATGCTGAACACCGCCCTGGTGAAGACCTTCCAGTGTGGCGGCTTCGTCCTGGGCCCGAACAGGCCCATCGGTATTGTGGACGAACAGTCTCAGCAGATTCCGATCCGCAAGGCATTGGAAGAGAAGAAGCTGATTGACGTCACCGGCAAGGACATGGCCACCAAAGGATTCAAGGGAACCGGCGGCCAGACCTCGGCAATTACCGAAGAAGACACCGGCAAGAAGGTATTCGTCGGCCGCGATCGCCGCGGCAATCTCTACATCGCAACTCCCAGATCCAAGACTGAAGCCAAGCGGTTCGAGCGCGAGATCCGGACGACTGGCACGCTCAAGAGCGTTGACTTCGAGACCGAGATGACAGGTCTCTGCGCCATTACCGAAGAGGTAATTGAGTCCAGCGAACAGCCTGTCAAGAAGCCCGCGAAGAAGTCTGCGAAGAAGGCCAAGAAGAATGTCCGCACCCGTCGTACTTCAGGCAACGCCGTCCGATCAAGAAACTGATGTGGTTCTTGGCCAGGCGATCATCGTCGCTTTCGACCAGGCGCTCGACACCTCGACGCTGAACGATAGCACGTTCTCGTTGACGTTCCCCGCTCCAACTCAAGTTCTCACATCGGGCCAGCTCGTTGCTGGCGAGGCCGCTCCTTCAACATTCAATGTTGAAGGGGTCTGGTCGTTTGCAGACGACACCACGGGCCGCACGATTGCGACCTTCACACCCACCAGACACTTCCAAGAGAACACGCTCTACACGGCGATGCTGCTGGGCGCTGATGCGTCCCTTTCGACCGAAGACGTGATGAACCCCGCCGGCGAATCGATGAATGTCAGCTACCAGTGGACATTCACCACCGGCATTTTGAACCTGCTGACACCTCCACCTGTTTCTCCTCTTCTGGATGCATTTCCAGCCCTTCAGCTCGATCAGATCAAGGTCATTCCAAGACGGCGGATTGGCCAGGATTTGAGTCAGTCGTTCGACATTCTGTTTCCAGATGACATCGATCCGACCTCATTTTCGGTCGAGGACCTTTACATGAGCATCGAGCCTCTCCTCGGGGATCCTACTGTATCTGTGCCGCAAGCTCTGCAGTATGCAGCCGTCATCACCGGCAACAAAATCCAGATCACGGTCACAGGTTGGCCGTCAAGTTAGGAAATGACATGTCACAACTTACACCGCACTTCGCAGACACTGAACCCGGACTGACTGTCCTGGCAGGCGCTGACTCGCACGTCATCGAGAATGTGACCTTCCTTTGCGAGAAGGTTCTCGAACCCATTCACGACAAATTCGGAACTGTCCGCGTTCATGACAGCTACCGCGATCCTGGCCACAACGCCCAGGTCGGCGGCAAGACAGCTTCCTTCCACCTTTGCATCGGCGGCCACGCCGCCGTCGATGTCGATGCGCCCGCAGTCTCCATGCAAGTTCTGTTCGACTGGCTGCGTCTCGAAAGCAAGCTTCCCTTCGACAAGGTCATCTTCGAGAAGAACAAGGCTGAAGTTCCAGCCTGCGTTCACATTCAGATCGACCGCCTCAATCCACCCAGGCGCCAGGCATTCATCGGCCACACCGGCGCCGCAACCGTGTACACCCCAGTGGAAGTCAAGTAGGAGACCTTCATGGCATACAGGATCGATCTGACAACCCGGAACGCTTCCATTGTGATCGTTCTCGGTTTGGACGTTCTCTTCTTCGCCGCCGCGATCGGGGTTTCCGTTCAACCTGCATTTGCAGACTTGAGCACGAAGCTCTGGGGCCTGTTTGCAGGCACCAATGGCGCGCTGATGCTCGCTCTGAACGCGAGCGGTAACACCCCAACACCCCCATCACCAGCAGTGGCAGGCGCGTAATGAGACGCTTTCATCCTCGCTTTCAAGAACGAGCACTGAGATCCCGCCGGAGGTTCAAGCTTCCGGCGTGGATATTGCCTTTTGTGAAGGTTGCCGTCTTCGCAGTTCCGTTTGCGTTCTTTTGTGTTTGTCTCGGTTTGGCCGGCCTCGAAGCTCGCAAGGCAACCTTTGGCCTGGAAGCCACTGACGCGGCGGCCAAGAACTTCATCGTTGACACCCAACAGCAGGTACATGTTG